TCATAAAGATACTCCCTTTTTATTTGAGCATAGGTTGGTGGTATGTTTGCATTTAAGTAAGCCATGTTTTGATATTATCATCAAAGTCTCTGTAGTCTATTGTAATTTCGTCACCTATTTTTATATCTTTCAAAGCTATGCCATCATCATTTACACTAGGATTATTACTGTGATTTAAATATTTTTCATTGTCTAAACCTAACACTAAAATACCAGATCCTAATTTTCTTTCGTGCGCATGCGTATCTATTAATTTTGCTAAAGCTAAAGGCATTGATGGTAATTTATTTTTGTTAAATTCCATTTCAAATTCAGGTCTCTCCTCTTTTATTTTTCTTCCTTTATTTATATTTTCTTTTGAAAATACTCCTACTCCATGTATTTTACTTTTATCTAAATAAGTATCTATTAAAAACATTATTTAATACTACCCCAATTAGGACCAGCTTCGTAGTCTACTTTATTTGGTATCTTCAAGTCAACTGCGTTTTCCATCACATCTTTTATCTTAGCTGCTTCCAAGTCATTGATGACAGATATATCTAGTTCATCGTGTACCTGTATGTGTGGTGTGATACCTTCTTTGTATAATTCTAACATAGCTTTCTTAGTCATGTCAGCTGCTGATCCTTGTATAAGTTTGTTTAAAGCTTTGTATGTAAATGCTCGACGTGTTGGATTATTGTGCCAATAATTTTTTTTAGGATTACCATCTTTGTCTTTTAATATTTCATCCTCATCATCTTTTAAGTATGGTCCCATCTTTTGTAGATCCTGCATACGTTCTTCATCTTCAGGTGGTATGTATTTACCCCAGTCACTGCCACGTAGTATTGGTTCGTATTTAGGGAATCGACATCTTCTACCTAATAAAGTTTTAATCTGTCCTTTGTTAGCCGCAGCTTTCATAACTTCATTCATTAATTGTTTTACGAATGGAACTCTTGAGTGATACTTATCAAATAATTCCTCTGCTTTAAATTTAGATACACCTAACTCTGCTTGTAGTTTAGCTTTACCCATACCATAAAACAAACCAAGGTTAATTACTTTAGCTTGTGATCTTGGTATCTCTGCCATCTCTGCAACTATTTTGTGAAAGTCTGTTGACGAATCTGTGTCATATGAATCTGCAATTGTGTTTACAGATGGTAGACCATAACGTAGTGCGTAGTGTGCTACAAGTCTTGGTTCCTGTTGCGAGTAGTCAAAACAACCCCACTTGCATCCTTGTTCAGGTATGAATAAACTTCTTATCATTGGACCCAATACAGGATCACGTGCTGGTATTTGTTGTAGGTTTGGATTAGCATAACTAAATCTACCTGTGATAGTTCCTCCATCGTCAGATCTAATTTGATTTATCTCTGCATGGATTCTACCTTTGTGTTCGTGTTTTAATATTGTATCAATAAACGTTGTATTTATTTTATTAATCTTTCTTGCTTCAGCTATCTTTTGTATGATAGGATGCTCGTGATTTGAAAGGAAATTTTTAGTAAACGATGGTTCACCGGATTTTGCAGTACGCTCGTAAGATAGGTTCAGCTTTTGAAAAACTTTTTCAATCGACCTTGCTGCCCATATTTGGGTGTCTATTTGTGTTTCTTGTTGAACTTCTCGCAATAATAGTTGCTCTTGTCCAATTAACTCCTTACGCAATTCGTAAGCTCTTTGAGTATCTACGCGAACGCCTAGGTAACGCATATCAACGAGACAAGGAAAAAGATCCGTTTCAAGATTAAAAATTTCTTCAAGATCATTTTCAATTAATAATTTTTTTACATGTTGCCAAAGTTTAAAAGTTAGCTGCGCATCTTTTTCAGCGTATGCTCCAACTTCATGCGCAGGTAGTCTCCACATATCAGCTTTTGCATCTAGTCCTCTTGACTTTGCAGCTTCATTTAATGCACGTTCGTTTTTACCCTCATTTAAAAAATGCCAAGACAAAGTATTTAGTGTGTATGAAAATCTGTTTTCATCTAACAGTGAGCACGCAATCATTGTATCTACCACTAACCCATTGATATTTAAGCCTAAACTACGTATCCAACATACATCGTACATAGCGTTATGAAATATTTTTGTAGCTGGACAATCAAGAATATCTTTAAACCATTCTAAAGTTTTATCTCTATTCATGTTAGGTCCTTCTTGGTGAGCAATAGGAAAATACCATTTGTCATTGTATGTGGCTACAGCTATGCCAACGACCTCACCATTACCAATAACTGCGCCAGATCCTTTTGATTTTAAATCTGGATCTCTTGTTTCCAAGTCTATTGCAATTTCATCGTAGGATCTAAGATCTGGATACTCTGTAGGTTGAACCCATTCTGTTTGAGGTAGTATCATTTATTCTTTATGTCTCTCATTTTTTTTAATTCTAACTGGCAGTAATGTATTATCTTCTTAATATCTTCTGCGCCTCCCTTACGTTGATAGCGACAAACGTATTTAACAACGTTGCCCTGAAAGAATGATAAATCGTTTTTAGAAATAAACTCATAAGGTTGAATAGGAAACTTTGTGTAGTGATTCCCGCCGACCTGAGTATATTGTGGAAACGCTTCGTCCAATATATTTTTATCTGTCATAGTTGATACTCCCTTAATTTCTTTTTTGCTCTCAGTTTGTATAGATTATTTCTTGCTCTCGTAACTCCAACATACCACACTCTATGCTCTTCATCTTGTTTGTCAACACTTGATTTAATTCCTTGTTGTACAGTACGACCTTGGTGTAAAGATAAAATTACATTGTCTTCTTCACCACCTTTTATTGCATGAATGGTTGACAACCATATTCTTGCTTTCTCTTTTAGATTTTCTTTCGATGCAATTAAATTTCTTAAATATAAAATTTCTTTTTGATCTGCCACAAACTTATCATACCACGGAACTTTAGCGTCCCAGTTACCTGTAGGTATAAATTCTTTTACTGCACTTATTTCTTTTTCATCTAATATTTCACCCATCGTCCACTTAGTATATGCCACTGCAGCTTCGTACATACCAACTTTAAAACTTTTACCTTTGTTACTTTGATAATAAAAATTTTTACGTTTTAAATCTTTCATGATATCTAAAAGATTGCTTTTAGTTCTTGTAAGAATTAGCCACTTACCTTTTGTTAAATCAACCTGGTTAAGATCAGATATGTAATGTGATTCACCTTCATAGTCTCTTGGATAATATTTTTTTAGTTTTCTAATTCCAAGAATATTATTTATGGGTCTTGTTGATTCTTCTTGAACAGCTTTTGATATACGTCTTGACCTTCTTAATACAATCTCTCTTGCAGGTTCTTTTACAAATCTTTTAACATCTGCCCCGGCCCACGCATAGATAGCTTGGTCGTCATCACCAGCTAGATACATTTGTTCACAATGATATTTTAATTTATCATACAGTTGCCATTGCAATGGTGATAAGTCTTGTGCCTCATCAATAAATATAGCTTTAAACACCGGTATCTTGTTAGAGTTTAATACTGCTTTTACAATGTCATTAAAATCAAAAAGATTATTTTTTTCTTTGTATACCTGAAGATTTTTATAAATGTGATTTAGAGTATCAAAGTCATTAACTTGTTTTTTATCATGTTCGTTTAAATCAAACTCTTGTCTAATGGTTATGTCTTTGTTTATTGATCTTTGTATCATTTGAAAGTATGGGTTATTACAAGTTAAAAAATGTGTTTCCTCTTCGTTGTATTTATCTGAAAATGAAACTCTTATGTTTAATTTTTTACCAAGATCTTCGTAGTGATACGGCTGCATAATATCTTCTTCATTTAATCCAAGTAAGTGATAGCAGAACGCGTGTATTGTTTGAAAGTATGGCACTTCTTTTTCAGATACATCAATTCTTTTACGTGCTTCCTCTGCAGCTTTTCTGGTAAATGCAAAATAACCTATCTTGTGTAAAGGCACACCAACACGTTCGTACGCTTTTACACGTCTAATTAATCTAAATGTTTTACCGGTGCCAGGTGGTCCGTATATTTTATTGATCTTTTCCATTGGCTTTCTTAAACCCATCTTTGAGTGATCCAGTCCAGCCATATGATCCATGATGTGTTGTTTGTCCATCAACTACTCCGTAAAATTTAAAACCTGATTTTCTAATTAAGTTACAAAAATTAACATCTTCACCCCACCATGTTCCGTCTTTGGTAAAAGTTGTATCCCAAAAATTATAAAAGTATGAGTTTGCTTTTTCAGATATTATTTCTTTTTGTTTTATTTTAAGATCAGGATTGTCTTTAATTAATTTTTCATACACACTTCTATGAATTAATGTTAAACCTGCAGGTCCCATTTTTAATTCTACAATTCCTTTTTCATCCACTTCAATGTTAGTTGGATCGTTAAACTCTATAGAAAATTTTAATACTTGATCTTGTGTTTTTTTCCTGTAGGGCACACAAATTGCATCTTTTTTAGCTAATATCATTCGACCTACTACATCAGGTTCAAATTCTAAATCAGCGTCTACAAACAATTGATAGTCAAAACCTGATTCTAAAAATAATGCAGTTAATACGTTTCTTCCATAGCTTACGTAAGGACATTTAAATGTACCTATTTCTGCTTTTATTTTTGCCAGCGTAAATTTATTAAATAATTTTACAAGCGATAAACATGTGGGTACTTGCATTGTATCGTACGCAGGTAAAGATACAAACACACTTGGAACTTTTGACGTCATACTATATTCTCCTTATCTTCTATTTCTATTATTTCTTCGGGTATCTCCTCTTTTTCTAAACCTTCTTTTGGAAGTTTTAAAACTCGTAGTGGTGGAAATGATTCTTCGTTATCACCTTTTGGAAATCTTTTTTGACAATCAAACTCACCTTTAAAATATTGTTTAACCATTGTAGCTGTTCGCGCTCGTTCTTGATTCCAATCGCCACGTTTTAATTCATCGTAAAACTTATCGTATACAAAGTAAAAATGTTGATCTTCGTGTAACACAGATCCACTTTTAAATGCTGCATACGAGCTAGCTTTGGGTCCGTTCACATATATAAATAATTCTTTTTTCAACATATCCACAGGGTTTGTGCCTGCAGGTGGTTGAATTGTTTCCATGGTTGCCCACAATCCATTTAATATGTTTTGATATTCTTTTTCTTTGATACTTGGTGGATACGTTGTTGTATGATCTGCAATTAGACTACGCATTTGTTTCATCTCGTTAAACTGTTTAATGCTACGTGCATGCACCTGTACAATTTTATCTGCAGCAACTTCTACATTAAAAAAATATTCGTGATCAGGTTTGTACATGATTCTAATTAAACCTGATACTGATGGCCACTGCGAATCAAAGTGGC